CAACGTGGGCGACTTTCGCATCCCAGTTCGCATACTTGCAGCTCCCCCCGGCAACCAAGATTCAGGTGACTACCTGATGACCACGGTTGACACAATCATGAACTCTTCCATTGCCGTAGTTGACGCCCGACCGGGCAATGCTTCTTACGGTGGGCAAGACATCCCAACATACGATTTGACTGTGGCTATCGCAGTCAAACGAAACTAGAAAGGTCAGAAATGGCAACAACAACATTCCTCAGCAATGCAACAATCAACATCACGCAGGGCGCAACTACTTACGACTTGAGTGACCAGGCAAACGCTTGCACAATCACTGTCGGACAGGACTCGCTTGAGTCCACAGCATTCGGTGACACTGGCCATCGTTTTGTCGGTGGTCTTCAGACCGTAGAAGTTTCTATTGATTTCTTCTTGTCTTACGGTGGTTCAGGTGCAACGTCTGAAGTTGAAACAGCACTTGCAGCAATGGTTGGTCAGGGCACGACAGTCTTGACAATCAGCCCTTCAGGAACGACTGAGTCAGCGTCTAACCCTGAGTACATCATTACGAACGCAATGCTGGAAAACTTCACGCCAATCAACTCAACCGTTGGTGAACTCGCAACCGTCACGGCCTCCTTCACTGGTGGCACATGGGTTCGAGACATCACCTGATACAAGGAAAGAGGGAAACATGAAAATCCAACTACGCATCACGCCCAACGAAGGCGAACCATACGAACTAGAAACCAATCTTTTCGTTATTGTCGCTTGGGAACGCAAGTTCAAACAAAAAGCCTCGACACTTGCTAACGGCATCGGCATCGAAGACCTTGCATTTATGGCCTATGAATGTTGCAAACAGCAAAACATTCCAGTGCCAGTTTCATTTGACGAATACATCAAGAAAGTCAATGCCGTTGAAGTAGTTGGTCAAGAAGACCCAAAAGCCACCGAAGCAACAGTTACCGAAGAGCCTTAGCAGAGGTACTTGTTGCAACAGGGTTTTACCCCCCACAAATAGAATTCGAGATTGACGATCTAACGACAGTCATTGAGATTCTGAACAACCAGCAGAAAGCACAACGGAAATGACAGCATCAGCCTCCATAGAAATAGCAGGTCTGAAAGAAACCATCCGTTCCCTGAACAAGGTTGAGCCGGGGCTTCGTAAAGAGTTCACCAAGAACGCCAACGAAATCGCCCAACCTGCTATTCAGGAAGTGCAAAAGGGCTATGCCAAGATTCCTTTGTCGGGTATGGCCCGAAACTGGACAGACAAATCAGGACGCAAAATCTTTCCGTTCTCGGTGGCAAAAGCACAGTCTGGAGTCAAGTTGAAAGTGGACGCTGCAAGGGAAGCAGTCAGCCTGCTTTACATCACACAGACCTACGTTGGCGCTGCCGTGTTCGAGGCTGCAGGGCGTAGCAACCCCAACACACTGGGAGACTCTCTAGGGCCACTCAAACCCAACCAGACGAGAGTTCTTGGGCCTTCTGTATTAAGGGCTTACAGCGCCTCTCAATGGATGCCATTCAACGAGTCCAAAAGGAACTGAACTAATGGCTCTTGCTATACCAATCATAAGCACCTTCGACGGAGGTGGAGTTTCCAAGGCCATTTCGGAATTCCGAAATTTGGAGGGCGCAGGAAAAAAGGCGCAGTTCGCCATCAAGAAAGCAGCCGTCCCTGCAGCTGCAGCCTTGGCTGGTTTAGCCGTCGTTTTAGGCGACGCAGTGTCAGGCGCTATTGAAGACGCTGCAGCCCAAGACTTGCTTGCTAACAGCCTAAAAAAGACCACTGGTGCAAATGACGACCAGATTGCCAGTGTTGAAGATTGGATTACTGAGCAAGGAAAGTTGCTGGGTTTTTCAGATGACAAATTGAGGCCAGCGTTTGGCAGGCTTGCAAAAGCAACTGGTTCAGTCACTGAGGCTCAGAACTTGGCTAAACAGGCTATGGACATTGCCACAGCCACCGGCAAACCATTGGAGACCGTTGTAGGGGCGTTAGAAAAAGCCTATGGAGGCAACCTCACAGCACTTCAGAAACTTGCGCCTGAATACAGGCAAATGATTGAAGATGGCGCATCCTTTGAAGACGTCATGTATGCACTTGCCCAGACCACTGGAGGCGCAGCTGCAGAAGCAGCCGAAACCACGGCAGGCAAATTTGCTCGACTGAAACTTGGTTTTGACGAAACAAAAGAATCTATTGGTGCAGCGTTATTGCCAGCCGTCGAAAAGTTGTTGCCATACCTTCAAAAGTTTGCTAGTTGGGCACAAGACAACCCACAAACATTCATGATTATTGCTGGCGCTCTAGCAGCAATTGCAGCGTCAATTGTTGCCATCAACATTGCCATGGCACTAAACCCAATTGGGCTAATCGTCATCGGCGTTGGTCTGCTAATTGCTGGTCTTGCCATTGCCTACACAAAGTTTGAAGGATTCCGAAAAATTGTCGACGGCGTATTTGGCGCTATCAAATGGTGGATTACTAACGTTGTCATTCCACAGTTCAACCTGATGCTCACAGTGTTCAAAACCATCTTCAACGGCATTGCCTCAGTCTGGAACAACACCATCGGCAAATTCTCTTTCACTGTGCCGTCGTGGGTTCCCGGTATCGGTGGCAAAGGTTTTTCTATGCCCGACATCCCGATGTTGGCTGCAGGTGGCATCGTCACTGGCCCGACGCTGGCGATGATTGGTGAAGGCCGTGGCCCAGAGGCTGTGATTCCATTAGATCGCATGGGCGAGTTTGGCATGGGTGGTGGCACAACTGTCAACATCAACGTCAACGGTGGCGACCCACAGGCTGTGGTGCAGGCACTACGCACCTACATGAGGCAAAACGGTTCTATCCCTATTCGAGTAAGCAACATTTTCTAATGGCTTTGGGCTTGCAAGAATACAAAGTTTCCTATTCGGCTGACAATGTAACGTTCACTGCACTAACCAATGTTCAAAACATCAACTTGTCAGTAGGCATTCAGGCTCAACTAGACCAAATCAGAGCCTCAACAGGGCAGGTAGTTGTTAGGTATCCAACAGGATTTGCTTCACCGATCACGGCTCTCAAAGCAGGCACATACATAAAGATTGAAAACGACACAAATCCGAGTCCCTATGTTTTGTGGGTAGGGAAAATCTCTAATGTTGTCGTCGAGTATGGCATCCCCTATTCGGCTGGTGTAGGCCCTGCTGACTTCCTAACTATTTCCTGCGAAGGCTTTTTTGCTGACTTGGGTCGTATGACAGGAAACAACTATTCAATGGCTGCAGACACATTGACTAACCAGTTCACGGCTGCATCAACTCAATCTGGTGTCCCTATGTTTTGGAATGGCCAAGCGTCACGCACAGGAGCTGCACAAACCATTTCAGGAACTTGGGCTGATTGGCTAGCCAAAACTGCTTTATCTAATAATGCTCGTATGTGGGACGGCATTGCCTCGGCGCTTTACGATGTTTTTATTGTTGACCCATTTACTTTGACTGGCACTCAAAACTATTTCACAGATGGCACACCTGACCCTCTCAACATTTCTCAAAAATACGACCAGATAACGTTTGACAGTCTTGCCGATAACTACTGGACTCAGGTTTCTGTAGCACCTGACGGTCTTGCTACTCAGACTGTGACAAAGGTGGGCGAGACTGCGCCGTTTCGTACTTATCAGGTGAACACTAATAATCCGACTACTGGGCAGGCGTTGGACTTTGCCAATTATCTGTTGGGTAACTATCAGACACCTAAGTTTGCAATTAGTTCTGTTTCGTGTTTGGCTGAGGCTCAGACTGGTGCAATGTTGCTAGACAATTTTGCTGGTTTTACACAGACTTTTGCTGGCACAGTGGGTGTTCAGACTGAGGTTGTTTTTCGTGGCACTACGTTTGTTTGTGTGATTGAGGGTGTCACTATGTCGGCCACCCCTGCCGGTGCTCGGTTCACTTTTTATCTTTCGGGTGCAGACCTGAACGCTTATTTGCTGCTTGACGATTTGACTCGTGGCACGCTCGACAACAACAGATTAGGATACTAAACATGGCTACACCACCAGATTTCACCACAGGGGCTGTTCTTACAGCAGCGCAAATGAACGCTGTTGGGCTTTGGCTTGTTAAGACACAAACGGTTACAGGTGGTAACGCTGCCACGGTTGTGACTAACGCTTTTAACACAGACTTTCAGAACTACAAAATTATTGTGTCGAATGGTGCTACTAGTTCAGGTAATACAAGCCTTAATTTAACTTTCGGCGCAACAGTAGCAAATTACGATTATGCAGGCTTTTTCTTTGGACCTTCGGGTACAGGGGTTTTTGGTGGTATTAACCAAACAAATGTTTTAATTGGCGAAGGCACAACTAATTTAATTCAATGTAACTTTGAATGTCAAAACCCATTTTTGGCAAAACACACAACATTTGCAAATATGACCGCTTACAACT